CGGAAGCCGCCGGCGAACCCGCCGATGAAGCCGACGGCGAAGCAGGCGGCGCAGGCGAGGGCGGTTTGCTCGGGCGTCATGCCGCGCTCCCACGGAAGACGGGTTCGCCGGCGAGGCCGCAGTAACCGCGATGTGGCACCTCGACGGGCACTTGCTCCACGCGCTTTTCGGTGGTCACGCCGTTGAGGCGGGCAATGCGCACCTCGATGACCTGTTCCTTTGTCTCGCGTTTCGTCTCGCCCCACCGCCACATCGCGCACTGGTCTGCCACGCAGTTCGACCCTGCTGGCCAGCCGCCCTTGCCGTCAGTCTCGACGCGGTTGAAGACGGTCTGCCCGCTCGGGACATCGCCCGCCTTTGTGGCAGCGGTAATGCGGGCCATCGGGCACCAGGTCGCGGCGGCCTGTTCGTGGGTGAGCATCATGCTGCCTCCGCCACCGGCGCCGCCACGCCTTCCAGGTGCTGGGCGAGCGACAGGATCGCCAGCGCGTCGGCCTCGTTGTTGTCCTTCGGGCGGAAGCCGCGTGCGCGCGCGGTCTCGCACATGGCGGCCTTGTCGGCGTTGCCCTTGCCGGTCCAGTGCTTCTTCACGACGCCCACGCCCACTGGCTTGAGCGGCACGTTGTTCGCCGCGCACCACATCTCCAGGCACGCGAGGAAGCCGCCGTAGACGTGCGCCGCGAGCGTGCCGGCGTGCTGCTTCACGTCCTCGTAGTAGACCGCGTGGATCTCGCCGCCGGTGCCGCGCTGCTCGTTGAGGAAGGCGCGGAACTTCAGCCAGCGCTGGCCGGCCGCTTCCATGCGGCGCGGCGCGAAAGACTCGCTGCCGCTGGTGACGGTTCCGGCGCGCGAGCTGCGGGCCCAGCCGGTCTGGGTGCCGATGTCGATGGCGAGGATGTTCATGGTTCAGGTTCTCCCGTGTCGTTGTTGTTGCCGCCCGGCGGCCGGGCGGGGTGGTGTTGGCGTCAGCGGCCCATCTGGTCGATGACGCTGCCGGGCAGGGCCGAGGCGGCCGGCGCGAAGGCGTCGATGCGCTCGCCGAGGATGGCCGAGTAGCAGGCCATGGCGTGGGACTGCTGACGCAGGCGCGATTGCTCAGCCTCGTCCAGGCCAGCGAAGATCGCGGTATCGAGGAACGGAATCAGCTTCGCCAGGCGCACGTCCAGCTCCGTCTTCTCGTCGACGACGCGCTGCTGGTGCAGCTGCATCGTGCTGTAGCCGGGATACGCAGCGCCGGGCGCGGGCTGCTGCGTCATTGCGGCCGTCGTGCCGTCGATGTGCGCCTGGTACGCCTTCGCGGCGGCCAGCACTTCGGTGTGATGCTGTGCGCCAGGGGTGCGCAGGGCCATCTCCAGCGCGTGAGCGCGAAGGCCGCGGTTGTCGGTGCTGCTCGGCGCAGCGGCGACCGCCAGCTGCTTTGCGTCATGCTCGCGGTCCTCGGCCTTCTTGGCCTGGCCGATCTGGTACGGCATCCACTCAGCGTAGTAGCCGTCGGCGGGCACGTCTTCGCCCTCCTGGACCAGCGGCACACCGGTCATCGCATGCGACACGCCCTGCGCATCGAACACGGTGAGGTTCAGCGTAGCGGCGCCGATGACCTTCGCGACGATGGCGGCCAACGGATCGCTGAGGGTCGGCGGATGGAAGTCGGACGAGCCCATGCGCGTGCTCGGGTAGAACCAGACGATGCGGCCGATGCTCGGGGTGATGTGGGTCTTGCTCATGTCTGCCTTTCAGGTTGTTGTCGAAGCCGTAACCCGGCTCGGTGGTGCGCTCGCGCGCGAAATGGTCTCGTCAGGCTCCGGCCTGCAGCGCCTCTTGCGCCATGCGCAACTGCGCCGGGGTGATCTTGTCGCCGGCCGCGTGGCGGTCGACGATCCTCCGGGCCCAGCCCTTCGGATTTCCGTCTGCTGGCCGGTTCACGACCTGGCCGACGATCTGCTTGATGGCCTCGCGCGCCTTCGTGCTGCTGGTGGCCGACTGGCCGGGTGACGTCAGGGCCAGCATCGGCTTCGGGATCTCCTCCCATTCGCCGCGGCCCAGCTGCACGGCCAGCGCGGTTTCCCACCGGGCCTTGACGGCGCTGAACGTCTGCTCGCGGAGCTCCACGGCCATGGGCATCGCGGCCCAGTAGATCGCCGGGTGCGACCAGGTGCCGTGCTCGCCGGCGAAGCGGGCCTGCACGCCAGCGATGGCCTCGTAGTACGCGCGCATCGGGTCGACGGGTGGGCGGCACATGCGCTTGAACTCGGGCAGGGTCGGCGGCCAGTCGCGCGTGGCGAGCGCGTCGACGCCGCGTTTCAGCTCAGGACCGCTGTAGCCGGCCAGCTCCGCGGCCCAGTGCGCGATCAGCTTGTCCATGTCGGCCTGTGCCCACTGGTCGCCGAAGCGCTTGCCGTACTCGAGCAGCATGCGTTCGAACAGGCGCTCGACCCACGCTTCAGGCAGGGCGTTCGTTGAGGTCGATGAATTCGGGTTCGTCACGTTGGTCATGGCGGGTTTGTCCGTTGATGCGGTCGTTGAGGCGCTGCACGTTGGCGTTGGCGGCTTGGCGCTGGGACGCGCGCGGTGCCGTGGCGCCTTTGGCGTTCAGGTCAGAGGCTTCCTTTGCCCAGCGTTCGAGGATGGCCAGGACGTAGGCGGCCGGAATGGCCTCGTCGGGCTTCGCCGTCTTCGCCGCTTCGCACGCTGCGGTTACGGTCTCGACGCTCACGCCCTGGTCGGCCAGAGCGATCAGACGCAGGTCGCCGGGGTTCGAGCTGATGCCGAAGCGACGCATGGCGATGCTCAGCTGGCCAGGATCGGTGGGTTCGACCGCGCCCGACTCCGGTTGAGTAGACGCGCGGTCTCCAAGGGTTTTAGTCTGGAGTCTGGAGTCTGGAGTCTGGCTAAGGTTATTTTCAGAACCCACATGGTTTCCAACATCAGAACCATCTGGGTTTTTCCCGGGTTGTTGATCGGTTAACGATTTACGTGGTCGCCCACCCTTCGCGCCGTTCTCTCGGTTCTTGTCCGCTTTCGCGCTGGCGATTCCGATTTCCTCTTCGCAACGGCCTTGCGTCCACACGCCGTCGACCAGGGTGAAGAACTCGTCGAGCACGTTGGCCAGCGCCTGGACCTCTTCCTTCGTGCGGGCACCGATGAGACGCGCGGCCTTATCCTCGGGGATGCCGGCCTCGCGTGTGTAGTAGACGTCCATCAGGCGCGCGTAGATGCCGTGCTCGAGCAACGTCAGGTGGCCAGCCTTCTTGATGTAGTCGCCGATGTGGCGCTTGTAGAAGTTCATGAGCGGCGACCTCCACGGCTGCGCAGGTTCATCTGCAGCAGGACGGCGGCCGCCACCCGTGCAGCACGCGCCGCCCGCTGGGATTCGGCGGTTAGCAGCGCGCGCAAGATGGGTGGCACGGAGGGCTTCGTCATGGCGGGCTCGCTTCGGCCCGGGCCAGCATGGGTTTGACCTTCAGCACGGCCGTTTGCGCAGCTGCGCAGCGATCCCATTCGTCCTGCCAGTCGACGACGGCGGGCGCGAACCAGTTCATGCCGTGGTCATCGCGGCCGGCGCCGCGTTTGTATGCTGCGCGGGCCCGCTCGCGGATTGTTTCACGGGAGACGATGTTGTCCATCACGCCTCCGCCTGGTCTGCAGGCTTGCGGAACTTGTTCGCTTCCTTCGCCAGCTCGCTGATGCTCTTGTGGAGCCGACCGTATTCCCGGTTCTCGTTGCCCGAGTTGCGGGCGGCTCCGTACTTGCGATCCCGGATCACGACGTTGTCAGTCATCGACAGCAGCTTCGTCATGTCCGGATCTTGGGTTGGTGTTGTCATGGTTCTGATTCCTGTTCAGCCCAGCTCGTGGCGGGGCGCGTTTTTGTCGTCTCCGAACGCAGCCGGAAGCCATTAAAGATGCCTCCGGCCGTTGCTCACGCCGCGCGAGCGGCCTGCCATCCGACCGACACCCGGACATGCTCGGGATTCCCGCACCGGCGGCGGCGCCATACCATGCGTGTGCGCTGCAACATTGCTGAGCGCACGCAGGAACGGGCTGCGTCCGAGGCCGAACAACTTGCGCAGGCCGTCAAGGCTGGCCAGCTCTTCCGGGTTCATCTTCACTTCGACCGTTTCGATACGGGTAGCGGGGTTCAAGCTCATGTGTTTCTCCTTGGTGGTGCGGGTTTGCTAGGACGGGACTTCTGGTGATACAGGGCAAGGTGCTGGTGGCAACTGCCCGGGCGCAACTTTCGAGGCGCAAAAAAGCCGCAGGATTTACTGCGGCTGGGATTCGGACTGGACGAGGGGCGGGGAGTTCGTCGCAAAAGCTTCCGGACGAACAGCCTTGAGAAACTTGCGCTGCGCCTTCGGGATGCCGTTGAGGCGCCACTGCGACACTGCCTGCGCGGTTACCTCGCACAGGACAGCGGTCTTGGTCGTGCCGCCCAGGCGTTCGATGATTTCGGTGTCGGTAGGGTTCATTTCTGGTCTCAAGTTGACTTTAGAAACATCGTAAGTTCCCTTGAGAATAAAGTCAAGCCAGCTTGACCTTTGCTTTGTTAAGCTACCTTTATGAAATTACTATCGGAAAGATTGCGCTGGGCCATAGAGCGCGAGCGCACGCGCCGGAACGGCAAGCGCGTGACCAAAGCTGAACTGGCGCGCGTCGCCGGCGTATCGGACACGGCCGCGGGCAACTGGCTTAAGGGCGATCACGGCATGGACGCGCCTAAGGCGCGTGCTGTCGCCGCCTACCTTCGGGTCGATCCGTTGTGGCTGGAAACAGGCGAAGGCACTGCGACCCCGCACTCGCCGGGGACGCGAGTCGTCGAGAGCGAAGTTGAAGATGCGCCGAAGATCGTTCGCCAGCGGCAGAGCATCCCCGTGGTCGGCCGCGTGCAAGCCGGAACTGATGGGCTGTTGCATATCGACGACTTCAGCGCCGAGCATCCCGACGGCTTCCTTGACTGGTATGCCACGTGTGCAGATGCGTACGCCTTGCGCATCCGCG